GCATTGACTGTCGTCGCAGACTCCCGCCCTCGTATAAAAGGGGTAACCGTATTGGCAGTGCCGGGCAATGTCACACCGTTTGTCAGCGGCTCTGTGAACCAAACAAGAGCTTGTCCCCCTGCGGTGCTTGTGACTTGAATGTTAGTGCCGCCCGCGGTCGTTGTCGTGACAGCAGTGACCCCGCCAACCGATCTTCCGGCCATTTGACTTGCACGCAAAACGCCAGCACCACCCAAAGACGATGCTTCGCTGCGAAGATAAAAATCGGTCGCCATCAGATTTCGTAACCCCAGATAGCAAACGTCACCGTTTGGGCGTTGGTCGTCGTCACGCGAAGGTAAGCGTCCACCGCTCCGCGGATAGGAGTGGGAAAAGTCATAATCACGCCGGGCTTGTTAGTCGTGCTTGGAGCAAACTCACCATCAAACACAGCGGCGTCAGTGCCTCGGGTGTAAGCCGTATCGCCAACTAGTCCAAACCACAGCACGCAAGTGCCCGAGGTTGTTCCACCGGATTGAATTTGCAACGAAGTAACAACCACGGATTTACCGCTAGCGGGTTGCCAAATTGGATCTCCAGTTGCTGCGGCGGTGTACTGTTTCCCCTTAAAGGTCGCTGAGGTGCTTCGGATACGATCCCAAGTCGTGCCGTTGAACCCGTAGAGCCTTGCCTGCGTGTGCAACTGATTGACGGCATTTGACTCGCCATCAGTACCTGCGGTATCTACAGAGACCGGATTGGTGCCATCGCCCACCTGCACCTGACCCTGAACCCGCGAGACATCGACCAGCATGCCGTTGCTGATGTCACCCCGCGCCCTATCCCATGTGCTACCGTTGTAAAGGTAGGTGCGGCCCTCAACATGCAGCGCATTCCCGCTGTTTGGCTCACTATCTGCGGGGTCAGTGTCAATCGTAACAACATTGGTGCCATCGCCAACCGGAACGCTTGCATTTGTCAATTTGACCGACAAGCCGTCTGTCCCATTTGCAGGGATCAGTGTTCTGTCGCCATCAGCACTGATGGCGAGCTTCATCAATTGGATCTGCTCACCAGTTCCAGTGACCTGATCCGTGGCGATGTCAGCGCCAGTGCCGGGTGTAATTGGTACGTTATCGGCCACGGATCACTCCTTAGAGGGCGAAGATTCCAGATGCATTCCAGGTAATTGAAATGTCTCCGCCGTTAGGCGTCACAGGCAGACCCGTAACACTAGTGTCGATATAGGCCACCAGGGGAGAAGTCCCAGCAGTGCCAGTGTCCACATAAATCACCAGTGCCTCGACCGTGTTGCCAGTCACAGCGGTGTAAGTGACATCGCCGCCATCAAAGACACCGTTGGTAACCGACTTGGTTGCGCCAATGGTCTGAGCGGTGCCGACAACGCCGGTCAGCGAGGTCAGGAACTGGTGCGCGGCGCTGTAGGTGTAGACGCCCGTATCGACCAAAGCGACCTTGACCGTACCAGACAGAAGGTTGGTGTTGGTGGCCGCGCCAAGGATCGTTTCCTTGTACTTCGGATAAATGGCATTCGCCATGATTTAGCCCTTTACACAATACGGATGATTGCACTAGTTGCGTCTGCGGTCGGGAAGACGATAGTGAACGTGCCAGTGGTTGATGTCTTGGCACCGCTGAAGTCCAAGATACAGACCGCAGGATCCCCTACCGCAGAGTCGTTATAGATCATTGCCCCGTAGGCAGTGATCGTGGCGCTCGTAAAGCTGATGTCGGCAAAATCTGTATACCCCGTGGTTCCAGAGGTCGTGGGAGTGACATTCGTCAGGATGCCACCGCCTGACGCATAAGTTCCCGATGCCGACACTTCACCCGATGAGGTGTACGCCGTCGTGGCCGCGGTGAATGACGGGGTGTTGTCATACAGGGCCAGCTTGAAGGTGTTGCCACCACTGGTGCTGAAGTTGTGAATAGCTCGAAGGATCTCGGACTTGAAGCTAGTACACATGAAGTTGCCGGTAAACGCCACTTTTACTCTCCCAACAAAGGGATCAGGTCTTGGTGCCCTGCATCCCTCAAGCGATTGGCAATCGTCAAGCGATCCTGCTGAACCGCTTCTTGCAAATAAAACCGAACAACATCCCGCACACCTTGCTTGAATGCACGAGCCTGCTCTCTAACAGCCGGATGCGACTGATCCCCAACATACACGATCTTGTTTACAGCACGCTCGGCAAGCTCATCCACCGTCCAACCACGATTGCTCGTGGTCTCGACTTGGACTGAGCCAACCAGAATGGGGGATTCAACAGAGATCATGGGCCAGGAGACTCCGACTTAAGCGGAATGCGAAGCATCCCGTCCCTATACTCATCGCGACGACGACGGCCCTGCTGCTCGACGCCCAGGCCCTGAACCGCCTCTTTATACGACTGCCTGAAATACTGGATCATCTCCAGCGGGCCCTTCGTGTAACTGTATGCCTGAATCAGGCATGCGTACAGAAGAGCTTCCGGGGCATTCGTGCTAATCCATGTCGTCGGATTAGCGGACGACAGCTGCGCCGGCCTGTAGATGTATCCAAGCTCCACAGGATACGCCGATGCAGGCGTAGGAGCGATGTAAAAAGTGTTCTGATCCCAGACGGAGTAATACTTTGGAATGCCCGTGGCGGAACCGTCTGCCCAGTACTCCTTCATGAACGACGTATCGCGGAAATCCAAGAAGATCTGGTCTCCGTCGACGGTGATCATCAGGTACCGATGAGCCAGGATATCCGTCGGGGCCGTCAAAAACTTGTTTGACGGAGTCATGTTGGCGGAAGATTCTAGCTTGAAGATGTCCAGATCCACCTCTCGAAGAATCTGGTTCTCGGCCATCGTGATAAACGTATTGATCACCGACGTGGTGAATACGTTCGAGTCCACCTCGGTGTAGTTCCGGATGCTGGTGACCAACTCATCGTACGTCATGATGTGACTACCGAAACGGAACCAACGACACCCCTACCTACCACAGGCTGGTTTTCTTCGTAGGGGCGCATGTCAGTCGAGTTATTGACGCTTCCGTAGCTTTGGAAAGCACTAAATCCTGGCGAACCGACAAACACCGAGACAGGTTCAATCCGATCCGGACGAGGATCCCGTAAAGCGATTGCATCCCCACGGTAACGCAAGGGCTCAAGCTGCGGCTCTTTTGGCTCATAGTCGTCAGGACAGACCATGAACCCTTTCCAATTCTTTTTGAGCGTGTTGTACCGGTACCGTTGTCCACAGTAGTCGCAAAGACCATAGGAGTACTTGCCGGCAGCAAACGCCACATCACACCCCCATCTCCGGCACGAACTGCACGCTTGCAGTATCGCGATCCTCCAACGCCGCTCGCTGGAAGTCTTCTTCGTAAATCGCCTTGAGCGCCGCGGCCCTGTCAGGGGCAAACTTCAGCGACAGGTAATAGGCCAGACCAGAGGCCAAACACGGCAAGAATCGGAAGTTCACGTCCGCCGTATTTGAGTACGCCCCGGCATCCTGAATGCGACGAATCCGGTAGTACACGAAGGTGTAGTTCTGATCCGAGGCTGGATAGAAAAATACCTTGGTAGGGTTGGCACGCTGGACGTAAAACTGAGCCGGCCGCGCTTGCGACGACTTATCCGGCACATTCAACCAGTCTTCCCGGCTAATGCGCTCGATATAAACGTCGGTGTTAGTGCCTTGGCTATTTTGGCGGATGACCGCCTCAAGCACATTGACGGTATCCGTCGGCAGGGTGATCTCGTTATTCCCCTGAACCAAGGGATACGTGGCCTGCTCGATGGTCCACAAATTCAGCCCACGATTGGCCCAGTCAAGGAACAGCAGATTAATCGACCGGCGCGCAGAGTTAAGCTGATAGCCACTCTGGGCACGAATGCCGCATCGTTCAAACGCTTCCTCGACTAGGTCATCAATCGCTAAGTCGAACGTGGTAGTACCGGATGTGCTCATTTAGTCGCACATCCCACCCTTGCGATAGCCCTTAACCTTCTTGCCCATCGCCATGCGCTTGTGCTGATTGACCGCGCCGCCCGTCTTCATCATGACGGGACCGGTCTTTTTGCTGGTCTCGGAGACCACACGGTTCTTGGCACCGCTAGTAACGGCACCACCACCACGCATCGCGCAACCCATTCCTTTGCCAGCCATATCATCCTGCCTTTCGGATTTCGTCCAGTTTGAGTTCCAGACGGTTAAACCGCTGGTCCACGTGACTCAAGAACTTGTCAAACCTGTCGTCTACTTCTTTACGCGTAACATGGTCCCTAGCGACTTCTTCTCGGGTCTTGTTCAAGAGTATCCCAAGCCTAGCAAGTTCATCAAACTTGCCTTTCAAAAGAAATCCCATAATGCCTACAATTGCTGTTAGGACGATGTTCCAGACCATCATTTCCACGACTTAGCACCTCCAGCGCCTTCTGGCCTGACGAAGCCTGCTATTCGGGTCCTTGGCGGCCTCTGGAAATTGCTTCATCTGGCCTTCAGAACGCGCGCAAAAGGAGGCCCGTCGCTTAGACCTTGCTGGCGACGGATCCGCTTCTGTCACTGCCGTTTTTAACTTACTACCAGGATTGGCACGCCGATAGGCTTTTACGCCTTTTTCCGTCATGCCGGCACCAATCTTGGTCGGCCGGAAATTGCCCGACTTGACCGAGGTCTTGATGCCCATGCCTTTTTTGTCAGGCATTACGCAGCCGCCCCACCCTCAAACAACAGGGTGATACTGGTGATATCGGCCGAACTTACCTGGATATAGATCCCGTTCTCAAACAAAATCCCAGCATCGGGAATGATCAAGTCTTGGGATCCGGCAGCGGCAGGGGACGTCATTGCCAAAAGCACCGTGCCAGACACGGTCCCGTTGCGCAGGGACAACGTGGCGGGGGTGGCCGTGTGCGTGTAATACAGCCCCAACAACCTAGAACGGCCATTGACCCCCTGAGCCGAAGTCGTCTTTTGGACCGACTGAATATTACTGGCGCTCACGGCAGCCTCCGATTATTGAAGGTTAGACGAGGCCGCGATTCTGGATGTAGGTCACCGTGACGGTAGCCGCGCCAGTCGATCCATTACCATTTTGAGCGGTAAAGTCTGCCAGCACCCGGATGTCGGTAGCACCGACGTTCGTCGCCTCAGTGTCCAGAGTGCCACGGGTGGTGCCCAGGGTCTTCACGGTAGTGCTGGGGATAAAGGCGTCCGGGTCGGCAGAAGTGCCAACCACAACGGTCGCGGTGCCGGTGTCGTTGTTCACGACTGTGACGTTGAGGATAACGTCAACAATCTGCGATCCCGCGGGAATGGTGGCTACGACCTGATCATTAGCCGTTGCACCAATGATGTCTAGAACAGCCGACTGCGCCATCAGGACAAAGCCCACGTTGGCGACATTAGTGCCGACGGTGGTGCCAGTGGTGGCAGGAATGGTGCCCGCCCGAAGCGGACCCGAAAACGTAGTAGTACCCATATCAACCTCACATGCGATCTAGACGCTACTGTCTGCATGTCGTCAGGCCGGGACCTGTCAGTAGCGCCGGATAACCCCGGAATAAGCCCAATATACAGTAAGAACACCAAAAGAAAAAGGGGCCAAACGGCCCCTTTTTCTAGGCAAATGTACCTTAGGCTCCGGGGGAACCAAAGATACCGCGAGGATCGCTGAAGCCGAAGCTGTAGCGCTCACGAGCCTTGTAGCGGACGTTGCCGGTGTCGAAGTCGCCCTCGAAACCAGTCTTGATCGCCACACGGGTGAAGCCCTTCATGCCGTTGGGGGCGTCGGTCTTGATGAACCAAGCGTCCGGATCGGTCAGGAAGTGGTTGACCACATAGCCCTGGGGAACCATGCCCATGTTGCGAACGGCATTGATGTCGTTGTCCGCGGTGCCGACACGAAGCGTGGACTTCATGATGCGGTCAGCGGTGAACATCAGTTCCTTCGGGATGATGAGCTTGAGGCCCTGAACAGCGATCTTCAGGCCGCGCTCGTCGGTGAACGCAGCGATGTCGATCAGTGCCTGCTCCAGCGAGGTCTCGGAGAGATCCGCTGCAACAGACAGTTCATTGCGCAGGTCAGCGCCCGTCAGGGTGGGGTGGTCGGTAGCGCAAAGGGGCTTACCGTCGCCGCCCAGCGAGGTGTCGAAGGCACCATTCAGAACGGCCGCGGCCTTAATCTGCTTGGTCTGAGCCATCGAACGGGCCAGGGCCTTGGTGTAGCGGGCCGACAGACGGTCGTAGAGGTTGTCCTCCACGGC